TGGTGGTGCAACTGGTGCGAAGCCAGCAACTGGTACTACTCCAATAGGTGTTTCACTAATGACTGTGCCACCTAGCGCAGCAACCACTGTATTGACTCCTGTGTTACTGGGCTGACTGGGTTGCGTTCCAAGAAACAACTCTTCCATTGCAGCAATACTGTTGTTAAGTCCATTACCAATTAGTGCATTGATATTAGTTTCAAACTCGGTAGCATCGTTACCGCGAACAGTAATGATAGTACCTACTTTTGTCTTTACGTTTACTACGTAGTTACTTTCCATAGTGTTTTCTTTTATCCTTTTCTTTTGTACTTGCATTGTTCTTTTACATTACACATTATACAGTGATTGAGATTAGGAATGAACAGCTCTGCTTTACGAGCTTGATCAAACTTGCTTACGATCTCAATGATATCATCTTTATTAAAATAATCTAGGTCAATTAGTTCACTTGTCTGACCAGTTCTAGCCATCCAGTATGCACCATAGCGCGGACGAATGCCTAACATTTCTTCCATACCTGCAGCATAGAAAGCTAATTGTAAATCTGATGTTGGTGTACGTACTCCAGTTTTAATATCTAATACTATCAGTTCACCATCAGGATTAACCATTACTCTATCAATGTGCATTTGCACTGGTATGTCATTCCAGATAGGTGTAAGTGCTAGTTCAATTGCTGGTACTCCAGGTTGTACTTCCCACATAGTTAGTGGATGCGTACCATTACGCCATGTAATCCATGAGTCAACCATTGCTGAACCATTTTCATTCCACCAATCACCATCTTCTTTATTGGGATTAGCTTTAGTTGCACGACCAGATGCTTTCCATTGTGCCTGATCAACACCTGTTTTTGTTAGTTGTTCTTCTTGTTGAGCAGCCCATGCTGCTTCCCAATACTTGTTCATTACTTACCTTCTGTTTCAAATAGTTCTTTATCATACATCTCGGTCGCTGTGTGTACTGCACTACCACCTGCTAAATACCAGGTTGGTTGTTCAATTAACTTTTCCACTCGTGTAAGATAATACTTCCAGCCACAGTCAAGGTAAGTTGTTAGTGCTGAATAAGATACATGTGCTGGTAGTTCGTATCCATTTATTTTAATCATAGTATTTTTTATTCCTGTCATAGAAATCTTCTTTAGCTCTACTAAGCATCATGTCTTCAATGTGTGCTTCAATACGATCATAGCATGACTCGCAGACATCTTCATCTTCCTGCTTGTATAGTTCTTCTATGTCCATGTTACAGCATTCCATTACTTTATTCCTTTCAAAAAGCCTGAGGTCCAAGGCTGCTCAATTTTAATATTGTATTTCTTTCTCCATTGACGGCGTTCATAGACGGACATTCCACCCCAGAACCCCCACTCTTCGTGTTTGATAGCCCAGTCTCTGCACTTATCAAGGACATCACATTCTCCACAGATTTTTCTTAGCTGTGGATAAACATTATCTCTACCAAATGGATTGTCTAGATCTTCATCGCTTACTGGAAAGAAGAACTCTGTATCCATGCCATCACATGCTGCTGACTCATTGCTGTTGATCTGAAACATCAAACACATCTCCCGTGTGTGGATCGTACCTACATGTAGTTAAACTTTTAAACCACATGCATTCACCTTCCATTACTACTTCATTAATTTTTTGTAAATAAACTAATGTATCTGGACTTATTAATACATCAGCTCTGTATCCATCAATAGCAAAGTGATCTTCTGCTAACTCTACCATGATGCTTGGTACTCAATCTCATAGTTCCATTTGTTTTCTTCTGTGATCTCATCAAGTAACTCAGTCAGTTGCTTGTGTGTTTCTTCAATGTCTTGCCAGTAGTACTCATCAATCTCATATCCACCAAAGAAAAATCCTGGTGTTGGTGGCAGCAATTCATTAGCTAACTCTGTTGATCGTGTATCAATTAACTGACCACAGATATGATGTAAGTCAACTAGATTATCTCTAGTTACTCGTATGCATTGGCACTCATCAACTCCATCAGCTAATTTATTTACAAACCATCCATGAATCTGATTAGCTTTACGCCAATAGATAGCAGTCCACTCTACTGATACTGATGATGCCATGTTATCTTTTACTTTAATACCTGCTGCTTCAATAACATCAGTATATCTAGGGCTTTCGGTATAACTTACTACGTTATTAACTCTATTAAAATCATGGCTACTAATTCTTTCACTTACATTTAGGTACATATCAAGACCCATTGTTAACTCCTAATAGTTGTAGTGCGCGTGACTTCACGGCTATGTCTGTGCCGAGAATCATTTTGCTTGCTTGCTTTGAATAGTCTTTACTAAAATGATCGGTTGCTTCCACGATAGCTTGGAATGCACCGAACTTGGTGTTCTTAATGTTATGTTGCGTGTCGGTTTCACCGATCCATACGTTCCATGCATTAAGTCTATTTCGTTCTACTCTTGTCTTACTTGTACGTTCACCTGCACTAAGCATCTCATATGGTGAGAACTCAATCTTGCTAGGTAGTGCATACACTCGCTTGATAAAGTTCTTGAACTCTTCGTTACTAAATTCAATTGAACGTAAGTATGATGATACTGTTGCATACTTCTGAACATCTTCATTCATAATTCTAAATGCTTTTCTAATATCATCTGCATTGATACTGCTATTAGGACTATGCTTAACACGGTAGTAAATACCTTTAGCTTTACCACTCATCATGGCTGCATTGATTTGATTAGTGCAGCTTAGACGATTGACAACTGGTGTCATTTGGAATGGCATACTACCATCGTGTGATGTACGTGCAATTACATATGCATTATGTGGATCATCGCCAACTGTAATGTTAGCTGGTAGTTCAATGGTTGCCCATACTATGTTGCCACCTTTGAGTTCACCTGCTGCACCATAACGTGCATCACTATTCTGAACGATGTCGTCAAGGCATGAAAAGATCTCGCTATTCTGTAATACTTTATAGCGTGAACCTACTACTGCTAGTGGTGTAGGATCTGTATCAGTCCATCCTGTATTGGTCCACTTAACTGTTGCGTATCTATCTGGTACTTCAATCGGATCAGTCTCATTAATAAATACATTTTCTAATGTAACTTTCCAGTCAAGTCCAGCCTGTACCATTAGGTCATGTGCTGTATTAACTTCGTACTCACAATGCGTTCCAATTACTGTGTATGGATTACGTCTAGTCATTTTGTTCCTCTATCATCTCTGCGAATGCAGCATCGAGATCTACTTCTGTCATTTCTTTTGTAATTAATTCATCTATTGCTTCTTCAGCATAGTCAAATGCTCCAGCTAGTAGCAATATTGCTAATTGCTTGGCATCTTCCATGGCTTTTGTTCTATCATTGCGTTCAAGTAACTTATAGATTTGGTATAGTGCTTGAAGAAAATCAAGAGCTACCTTATCTGTTACTTGTATACCTACAATCTCTGGATGTCCTTGGTCTTCGTACCATTTAAACGGGTCGCTAAACCACGGCTCGTCTTTGATGCTCATTAAATCTCCTGTGTTTCTTGGCTAATAATCTCTTCGTGTTTGGTATCCCAATCATCTTCATCTATCTTTTCAACTAACTCTTCTGTACTGTATGCTTCATCTGCTTGATCTTCTGCGTCATCATCATTACGTGCTGTTACTTGTACTGTTACTGTTGCTCTTTGCATACGTTCAATGGTGTATGTAACTGCATATTCTCTACGCATAAGTGGGATCTCAAAGAACTTAAGATCTCTGTTGGTATCTTCAGCCCAGTCATCATACTCACTACACCAATTCATATCTTTTGCTTTCTCATAGATAGCATTGGTAATTTTGTAGCCATCTTCCATTACTTCATTGATCTTGTTAGTTACTTCTTGCTGTGTGTAGTACTGCGTACCACTGCTTGTTTTAATCATTTTGTCTGCCTTAATTTAAGAGCTTGCTTTTTTTCTCGCTTTATTTCTTTAGGACCTTTTGTAATTACGTGTATTCTTTTACCCATTCAGATGCCCGACTGGATCTGTTACTTTATGGAATGACACTGCTACTAATGATTGATAGAAGATAGCTGGTGGTACGTTATGATTACGTGCTAGTTTCAATAGCTTTAATAGACTAGCTTGGCAACCTAGTGTCTCTGCTTCATGTAGTAAATCATCTACTAACTTCAGTTCGTAATCAAGGTCACGATCTTCATCAAAGTCTTCTAGCATACCTGCATGGCACAATAAGAATGCTGCAAGTAACATTGATGTGTTACCAATTACTTCTGCATCACAGTTGCATCCATCATCATCTGTTCTGTCAACCATTACTTGGCTAATGATTGTAAATGATTTCATAATGTCTACTCGTACATCGAATGGTGCATCAGCAAAGTATTTAAGTACACCGTCACGAACCTTGATGTTGGTGCAAGCTGTGTTGATTAGTTCGCTTTGTTCTACTGTTAGTGCATCATAGTTAGCATCTTCATCTAGTAAGAATGCCATGATCTTGTATACTTCTTGAACATTCTTTAGATGTTCTGGCGTTAATGCGCCAAGGTCGATCTCTTGTGTTGTGCTCACTTGCTTTCCTTTTCTGTTAGTGTTTCTATTTCTCCGCATTTAATACATGCGAAGTCAGGACAATCTTTCTTATATCTTGCACAGACAATCCATCTGTATGTGTTGTCTTCTCCACAACTGTCACACTCTGGACTATAAACATGATTACACTTAGTATGTTCTGTTGTATTTACAAACTTAGTAATCACTTGTCTCCTTACAATCTCACATAAAGAAAGAGCCAGAGTAATTTCTACTCTGACTCTTCCCTTATTTGTATTTAGATATCTGCTAGTTCTACTGACTTGATAAGTATGCGAGTTAAAGGCGCACGACGATCTGTATTCTCTACTCCGAATCGTGTATCGAATTTGGTATCTAATTCACCTACGATATTTACTACTGGTGTAAAGCCTTGACCGTCTTGCATTTCACGCAATCCTCGTAGTGTTGCTGCGATGCTTTCATCAAAGCAAGCTACTGGAATGGTGAACTTAGCTCGTTCATTGCCAACTTTTTGAGTTAGCTGACCTACTATCATCAAGCCGTACTGATCGAACTCCTTGATGTTCTTCAACTTACCTGTCACTGTTAGTGAGTTATTCATCCGTTATCCTTTACCTTTGGAGAGCCAACGCCCCCCGCGAAGCAGGGGCGTGGCGATTTCATACTGCTACTAGTATCTTGTCGCAATTCTGACAGGTCTCTAGTCGTGTTGGTGTATAGATAAAACAATTAGAACATACTGAATTAAGGCGAGTGTAATAAGTCTGATCACTTTCTATGTACCTCAGACCTGGTAATCCCATAAAGAAATTCTCTGATGGTCGATCAGCTATAGAGTTCCAATCCTGCTTGAATTCATAGCGGATCTCATCTTCTAGTTCAATGAGTGGAATGTGATTGCATTTACTATCCATACAGTCAGCTTCCTTTAGACCGCATGCTGCTTTAACTCCACTTACTACATACACTTTACGACCAGTGTTAGTTACTGAAGATACCCAGTCGTGACCTGATACTGGCTCTGTCTCTAGAGAGATAGTCGATGCGGCTGGTGTTATTGTCCATCCATCTATACCATTAAGTACAACGTCACCAAATACATAGTCAGTAGTATCATGTCCATACTTAGCTTGGACATCTACCCAGTTATCTTCAATTGCTTCTACTTCGTCTTGATCTAGTCTAGATTGGATAGAAACTACCATACCAAATAGTTCACTTGCTTTTAGCACGTCGAGAATATTAGCTAACTTCTCGTCGTCATCATACACTGCATCAGTCATTGTTTACTCCTTGTTCTGTGACTGGCTGGCTTCCGTCTAGAAACCATAGCAACGACCACCCCGCGGAGCAGGTGGTCGTCACCAAAGCATCTAGAATGGTGGACAGATGCACTCGTCACCTGTTATAAAGTCTTCGATACCTACACAGTAAATACATTTATCTGCGTTCTTGATGGTATTCTTGTGAGCTTGTATCTCTTGTTGTAATTCCCAAGAGACTTGCATGATCTGACTTACATAAGACTCACACTCTCGATTGAGATTGTATATCTTAAAGCCAGCTAGAGTAATAATAATTATAAGTAATAAGTCGAACCCATTGATTGTTTCTAGCATTGCTTTGCTCCTTTCTAGAGCTTTTTATAGTTGGAAGAGAGGGTCATAGGCGTTGTTGCCTTCCACCCTCCAAGCGTAATCAAGACTGTCTTGACCCTTCCGTCGCTTGTTATCTACTTAGTAGGCTGATGTCTTGCTACGAACGATTACCTAAAAGAGCGAGCCGAGGCGGTTACCCGCCCCGACCCGCTCGATGCGATTGCTACCAGGCACTCACGACTTCTGGTTCGTACGCTACGCGCTCGTCTTCGGTCAACTGGCGGTCGAACGAGACAACGGTTACAAAGCCTAACTCTGGGTTGGCTTCCTTCTGCTGGATTGCGTTCCAGCGTGCTTGCTTCTCACTCGCGAACGATACGCGACTTAAGCCGACTAGGGCTTCATATAGATAGAAATGCATCTTAACCTCCTACAGGCAACAACCCACGGAACGGTTCAGTGGGTAACAAAATGCAAAAACAAAAACCCTAGTAAAAGCCAGCACAGGGGCAGAAGTATGTAAGCAGACAGTCAACCAAACAAACAAGTGATTTAAAACGATGTAATAGTTTATTTAATAGGGAAGGGGTAGTCAGTCTAGTGGTAGGGGGACTATCTCTGCTCTAATCTGTACTGCTCTAGACTAAGGAATTCTAAGCCCGTGGGTGGTCTGTATAGCTTAGATCTTGACCCACGGTTTATAACTGCGTAGTGGTGTTGTACTGTAGAGTCTATAATAATTTATGTTTAGTTGTTTCCCCCTAGTATTATTTATTTGTTTCGTTTATAACAATCTATGTGAATTAGGTAACAATTTGGTAACAGAGCGTTACAAGTCGTCTGTAACAGGGTTAGTTATAGTGTAGGTTATTATATTAGCAAGCCTGCCTTATGGCTTGCCAGTTAATTGCAACCCCCTTTGGAGGGGTTGCTTACTATTACTATTATTAATACTAATAGTATTATTAGGATAATTAGGTTTATTATGGCTGCTAAAGCTGGAGATCAACACCATACCAGACTTCGGCAAATTGAAGATCAGAGAAAGTTTATTTCTTTTCTTAAGCAGGGCATTGATATGGATTCCGCCCTTGCTGCTGTGGGGAAGAAGAAGACCGCCCTTAGATCTTGGCTCCTAGATGGGGAATTCGCGGCACAGGTCGAGGAAGCTTCTAACTTTGGATCCGATGCCATTGCTGCCTCACTAGGTGAGAATAAACATAAAATTGATTTTGCCACGTTCTCCAGAGAGTTCTTGAACACCGAGGTATTCCCTCATCAGCAAAACTGGATTGACGTTCTTGAGGGTCGTGACCCGACGTGGCAACACCCTTCCATGACGTTTGAGCAGGGTAATCGCCGTAGGTTGCTTATTAACGTGCCACCTGAACACGCTAAGTCAACCACCATGACGGTTAACTACGCCATGTACAAAATTGCTCTAAACCCTAATATCCGCATCGTGTTGATTTCTCAAACCCAGACACGCGCCAAGGAGTTCTTATACTCCCTAAAGCAGCGCATGACTGAAGAGCCTTGGCTTAAGATGCAACAGGTCTATGGTCCTCCTGGGGGCTATAAGGAGACGGCAGACCAATGGACTGCAGACAGAATTTATCTCGAACGCGAATCAGGAGAGAAGGACCCGACGGTTCAAGCTCTTGGTATTGGACAACAGATCTACGGTACTCGTGCGGATCTAATCATCATGGACGATATTGTCTCAACGACAAACGCGCACGAATGGGAGAAGCAGCTCAACTGGTTGCAGAAGATGGTTGTTACCCGTGTGGGTTCGACTGGGACGCTTCTGATTGCAGGGACTAGAGTTTCTTCAATAGATCTATATAAAGAAATTAGGAATCCAGAGCACTGGACTGGGGGTAGGTCACCTTTCACCTACCTAGCCATGCCAGCTGTACTTGAGTTTGACGATAAGCCTGAGAAGTGGAAGACACTCTGGGCTAGGTCTGATAGACCGCTGGATGGGGCTGACGAGTTTGATGATCCAGAATTGCTTACACCCGATGAAAACGGGCACTTTGTAAAGTGGGATGGTAGGCGACTGTTTGAGCGTCGTAGCGAGGTCAGTCCCTCCACGTGGGCACTTGTTTACCAGCAGCAAGATGTTGAGGAAGATGCAATATTTCCACTTCCTGTTGTGAACGGTTCAATTAACCGAATGCGTAAGGCTGGTAGACTTAACTTCAATGCCCCTGGACACCCAAGTTCTGAAGGTTCTTGGTTTGTTATCATGGGACTTGATCCTGCCATGTCAGGCAAAACTGCTATGGTTGTGTATGCAGTCAACCGAGAGACCAATAAACGGTACGTCTTGGATGTACACAACATGGCTGAATCTACCCCACAGAAAATTGATAGCCTCATAAAGGAATGGGTAGAGACATATAACCCGCAAGAACTGCGGATTGAAATCAACGCTTATCAGAAAGCTTTCT